CTCCCCTCTATTCGCAAGACGGGTGGTTATATTGCCGCCAAGCACGACGACACCCCCGAGGAGATAATGGCGCGTGCGCTGGTGGTGGCGCAAAGCACCCTCGAGCGTCAGCAGAAGCGGCTGCAAGAGCAGACGATGGCCATTGAGCGTCAGGAACAGCAGATACAGGAGCAGCACAAGGAACTGCAAGCCGCCGCCCCGAAAGTTTCCTACTACGACGAGACGCTGATGTCCATCAACACGCTGACGATGACGCAGGCAGCCAACGCCATAGGGTTGAGTGTCTATGCGCTGACCGACAGACTGCAGAAAGCGGGTATCATCTACCGCCAGAGCGGACAGATAATGCTCCGTGTGCCGTTCTGTCAATGGGGGCTGCACAAGACGCGCACCAACACCTACACACGCTCCAACGGCGAGATTGGCACCAGTATCTACATGGTGTGGACACAGAAAGGCTTGCGTTTCATCAACGAACTGCAAGTCCATAACTTCAACGCTACGGAAACGGTGGCAGCCCTCCGCAAAGCCAAGGCGGAAGCCCCTGTAGCCATAGCCGAGTAGCCACAGAAAGCGTCGGAAACTTTTTTTTGCAATCGCCTCTCTCACAAAGGGAGGTGGTTGTTTTTATGCAATTATCTCGATAAGCACAAAGAGAAAAGAAACAGGACAATGAACAACAAAGGCATAGAAATAGTGGATATAGGGTTGCACGACCTTGTCCCCAACGAGGGACAGATAGAGGGAGTGCCCGCCAATCCCCGTGATATTAAGCGGACTGCTTTCGACAAACTGAAAAAGTCTGTCGAGGACGACCCGGAGTTGCTTTCGATGAAGCCCTTGTTGGTCTATCCGCTTGCGGACAAATATGTGGTGATAGGAGGGAATATGCGCCTGAAAGCGTGCAAGCAGTTGAAACATACCACTATACCTGCCATCATCCTGCCGGAGCAGACCACGGCAGACAAACTGCGTCGTTACACTCTCAAAGACAACTCTTCGTATGGCGATTGGAACTTTGATATGTTGTCATCCGAGTGGGGAGAAATGGAAGTGGCAGACGCCAACATTATTCCGACGGAATGGGCTGCAATGCCGGAAGAAGGACTGCAAAAGGATATACACGAAAGCGACCAAGACGAAATGATGAGCGTGCCGGATGTAATCTATCCGTCCGACAATGTCTACGAGATACCCTGTATGCGGTTAGACAAACAGCCCGAATCGGGACTACTGATGCCGTTCCAAGCGTGGGGAGTGAACACGCGGCAGAAGAAAGTCATCGGAACCTACCATTTCTATGTGGACGATTACCGATTCGACGCAATATGGAAAGACCCTGCGAAAATCATTGCAAGCGGTTGCCAGTCTGTTGTAGAGCCGAACTTCTCGCTGTTTGACACCACCCCCGTTGCGTATGGGTTGTATCTCATCTACAAGAAGCGTTGGTTGTCCCGTTGGTTGCAAGAACAGGGAGTTACGATATGGGTGGATTTGAATGTATCGAAGAAGTTCTACGATTACAATCTTCTCGGCATTCCCGCAGGTTACAATGCTTTCTGTACAAGAGGCTATGCAGACAGAGTAGCGGATTTGTCGGCAGAAATAGCCATTGCACGCCGGATTAGCGGCAAGGACAAACCGAATATGATTGTTTACGGAGGAGGGCATGAGGTGCAGCGTATCTGCGAGGAAAACGGGTTGACCTATTGTGAGCAGTATATGGCACAAGTCAAAGCGGCAAAAGACGATGAGTAAAGCATCGGGAGGTGTACGAAATGTTTCGAGCGGCAGTGTCGCCTACGACAACCGCCTGAAAGAGGTAACAGCCATGCGATTGAGCGGAGCCTATTCGTCTGTCGAGATGGCACCGGGTGGAACGGGATGGGTGGCGGTAGAGAAAAGCCCCAGACGGCATAGCAACGAAGAGACAGAAGCAGCGCAGATTTTGGCACGCAAAGGGTATAAGGTAACGCTGACTGACGAAGCCGGACAAATACGAGTGGAAGATGGTCGGCTGTTCCGAGCCTCATTCGAGCAACGGACACCGACCAAAGGAGGAGCGAGAGTAGTAGTGAAAGCCTTAGAACACGCCAAGTACAAACCGGGCATTCAAGTGGCGGTTATTTATGACCGGAATGGTCTATTCCGCCGCAGAGATATAGAAACAGGGATAAGAGAGTATGAGCGTTTTAACAAATACCGCTTTGAGCGGATTATCGTAATCGGGAAAAGCGGACGAGTACATGTGCACAAGCATGGTACATAAAAAAAACGCATACGCGGCAGTTCGAGTATGCACCGGGGTAGCAGAGGAACACACCTCCTGATCAAGCGGGTGGTACCCCTCTCCAGACCCGCGCATCCTGCGACTGCAAAGGTACGGCAAATTTTTGAAACCACAAAATAAAAAACGATGTACAACAAAAAAAAGATATACGAACAGGCTTTACAGGACGCCGAGAAGTACCATTTCTTCTTCGTTGACGACTTGGTTGCATGGCTCGGCATATCCCGTACAACATTCTACAATTTCTTTCCGCCCGATTCGGACAAACTGAACAATATAAAACAGAAACTCGAGAAAAACAAACTCACGACCAAGCACGAGATACGCAAGCGGTGGCGCGAATCCGACAACCCCAGCGAGCAGATTGCATTGTACAAACTTATCGCCACGCCGGAAGAACGGAAAAAGTTGTCGTCCAACTATGTAGAACTCACCGGCAACGATGGCAAAGCCATAGAAATATCCGCCCGCAAGGGTATGTCTATCCAAGAGGCGCAAACATTCCTACACGAACTCGAACAGCAGATATGACCCGCACGGACATCATACGCAGCAAGTGCATAGCGGACACCCTATGGGCGACCCGCTATTTCTTCTATGCGGAGAACGCCCGCCGTTTCAATGTCGGCGAGCATCACAAGCGTATTGCCGCTGCGCTCGACCGTGTCTTTTCGGGCGAATGCACCCGCCTTATCATCAACTGCCCGCCGCGTTATTCCAAGACGGAGATGCTCAAGGCGTTTGTCAAGAAAGGTCTTGCTATCAACCCCGCCAGCAAGTACATCATGCTCTCCTATTCCGCCAACCTTGCCCTCGACAACTCCGAGCGTATCAAGGACGCGGTGGCGTCGGAGTGGTATCAGGAACTCTTCCCGTGGGTGCATATCAAGTGCGACAGTCACGCCAAGCAGAAATGGTACACCACCGATGGCGGCGGGGTGTATGCCACCTCCTCCGACGGGCAGGTCACGGGTTTTGGTGCAGGTTTGGTGCGTGAGGAGAACCCCGACGACCTTATGCCCACCCCTCAACCCTCAACAGAAGACCAGCCCTCAACACTCAACACTCTACAGGGCGCAGCCCGCTCCACCAACCCATGGGGCGGTGCAATTATCATCGACGACCCGCTCAAGCCGCTCGATGCATCCTCGCCCGTGCGCAGGCAGAAAGTGAATGACCAGTTCGAGAACACTATCCGCAGCCGTGTCAACGACCGCTCCACGCCGATTATCATCATCATGCAGCGGCTGCACAAGCAAGACCTCTGCGGCTATCTGCTCGACCTCGAACCCACCGAATGGGAGGTGCTGTCCCTCCCCGCCCTCTCAGTCGATAGCGAGGGGCGCGAGACGGCACTCTACCCATTCAAACATACCGTCGAGGAACTGCACAAGATAAAAGCCGCCAACCGCTTCACTTTCGAGACGCAGTACCAGCAGAACCCGCAGGCAATCAACGAACGCCTGTGGCTCTTTGCGTTCGACCGAACCAAGCACACGGGGCATATCGCCTACGACCCCGCCGCCCCGCTCGTTCTCTCGTTCGATTTCAACCGCAACCCGATGACCTGCACGCTCTTTCAGCATATCAACGGGCAGGCACGAGGTATCGACTGCATACGCCTCGAGAACGCCACCACGCGCATGGTCTGCGAGGAGATCGACCGCCGCTATGGGCAGTACCATCCCTTCTACCTCGTCACGGGCGACTGCGCAGGGCGCAATGCCACCACGCTCTCGCTGCTCAACAACTACGATGTAGTCAAGGCGTACTTTGGTCTTTCCCGCTCGCAGATGCAGTACAGCGGCGCGAACCCACGCCTCGCCGACAGCCGCTACTTTATCAACTCGTTGTTCGAGCAGTACGATATCGTCTTCGACGCCGAGCGTTGCCAACCTGCTATCTTCGATTTCGAGAATGTCCTCTCCGACGACGAGAACCGTCCCGTCAAGACAACGCGCGACAACATCGCCCAACAAGCCGACTTTCTCGACAATGTGCGCTACTATTTCCACCGCTACTATAAACAACTACAACCTACCTACTAACCGCCTATGCTCACCCGAATCATCATCTTATCGCTCATCATCACCGCCATTCATGTGACCACATGGGAGGGGATGATATTCCACCGCCCAGCCCTCCTGTTGGGCGACCTGCTCGACCGCCTGCACCTCACCGTGCTGCGCAAGCCACTCTTCGAGTGCCTCATCTGCATGGGCGGCATCTACACCCTTGTCCTCTACCCCTTGCTCTTCGGGTGGTCATGGGAGATACTCCCAGCCATACTCGATGTCGTGGGGCTCAACGCTTTAATCTCGGCACTCATCTGCCACATGCACGAATGATAGAACTGACCGATATCGCCGACAGGCTCGGCTTCATATACTCCCGCAAAGGCTGCCCCTGCAACGGCACGCCACTCATCTACACCAAGCAGGTGGGCGGGACACAGTACACGCTTACCTTATGGCAGAGGCGTAGCACTTGGAGACTGACCGCCAAGGGCTGCGTACTCGCCACAGGTAACGCCGAGAACATGGACACCAAGATAAACAACATATTCAACCAATAAACACATGGGAATCATCAAAGAACTCGCCGAGGTATGGCGTATCGAATGGGATAAACGCCGCAAACAAAAGGAGAAATACCGCATCGAGTATGCGTTCACCTGCGGCGGCACAATGTACTACCGCTTTGCCGACATCACGAACCTGCCCTACGAGCGTGGGTTGTGCGCTCTTCACGCATACAACGAGGTGGAGATGCGCTGCTCACGGCAGTTTCTGCTATCCTACGCCGACGCCATCGACAAACTGCTCCGCCAGCAGAAGATAGACATATTCAAAATCAACCAACTCAACGAGGTGCTCAAGCAGCGGCTCACGCTCACCACGGACACCGACCTGCTCTACAAACTCGCCTCAATCTGCTTCTTCGACAAGACAGAGAACCCCGCAGTGTACGAGCCAGCCTACGCAGAGAAGAAGATAGCCAAGTGGCGGAAAGATAGTGGGGTGCGCGATTTTTTTATGCAGACGCCTTTGTTGGAATTAATGCCCTTCTTGCAGAATGTCGATACCGATTTAGACACTTATTCAGTAATGTGCGAGGAACTAAACAAGATACACTCGGAATGTCTCCGAATAGCGAACTCAGCAAAAGAATCGATGAGTTCGAGCAATGGAAAGACATTGTAGCCGATGGCAATCTCGCCAACCTCGAGAACATGACCTTTCTCGAGTTCATGGCGAAACTCGACCGAACCATTGAGAAAGCAGAACGCGACGCCAAAGAATCCAAAGAACAACTGAACAATCTCAAGAACCGACATGGCAGAAAATAACATCATCATAAAAATCACATCGGAGACAGACCTCACAGCAGCACAGCAACAGCTCAAGGCTCTGACCGACCGCGCACGAGAGCAAGAGCAGGCTCTCAAGGACTTATCTACCACCGAGAAAGAGGATGCCCAGTCAATAAAAGACTTAGGGATTTTTGGCGATAAACTCAACAAAAGTCTCAAGGAGAACGCGAAATACTACAACGAATTGCGCAACCAAAAGAAAGCCGACATCGCCGAGACAAAAAAGTCCATCGCCGAACTAAACAAACAGGTAAAGGCATACAAGACACTCAGCGGGCAGTCAGGACGAATGGTGCAGCAACTGCGGGCTGTTCGAGAGGAACTGCAACGCATGGAAGATAGTGGTGAGTTTGGTACAGAGGCATTTATAAACCTCTCTATCGCTGCAGGTAAACTCGAAGACCAGATAGGCGACACCCAACAGCGCATTCGTGTCCTTGCTTCCGACACCAAGGAGATAGACGCAATCATGGGGCTCGGAGATGGACTCGCAGGAGCGTTCTATGTAGCCACATCCGCATCTGAGTTATTCGGAGACGACCTCGAGGGGCTACAGCAGGCATTTTACAAGGTGCAGAATGCTATGGCTATGGTAAGCGGCGTACAGCAGGTATTCAATGCGCTCAACAAGGATAGTGCCGCCATGGTAGTTCTGAACACAGCACTGATGAAACTGCTCACAAAGGCAAAGACAAAGAATGCCGCTGCCACGGGAGTAGATAGTGCTGCCTCGACTGCTGACGCTGCCGCAAAGGGCTCGCAAGCAGCAGCCACAGCCACTGCTACAGTGGCACAAGAGGGACTCAATGCTGCGCTGAAAGCGAACCCGTTGGGCGTAATTTTGGGAATCATACTCGCCGCCGTTGCAGCGGTTGCTGCCTTGGGTATAGGTATTTACAAACTTGTCCACTACTTTTCGGACGCAGGAAAGGCGGAGCGGGAGTACGCCGATGCCTCGCGCGAATTGGAGAAAGTGCAGGCAGAGAATGCAGTAGGCGCAGCCAAGCGAGCCTACGAACGCCAGCAGCAGATAAAAGCCACCAACGAAGCAGAGGAGAAAGCCCTCGCAGATGCAGAGAAGCGCAATGCTTCCGAGTTGGAGTTGGCTCAGATAAAATCGAACTACGCCAAGCAGCGTGCCGAGGAGGCGCAGAAATACTCCGACGAGGAGGTGAAGCGCAACCAGAACGAGGTCGCCCAACTCGAGAAGATGGTTGCTGCAAAGCAAAAGGAGGTGAACGCCCATCGAGACGGCAGCAAGAAGCAGAAAGAGGCTCAAGAGGAACTGAATGAGGTAACACAACAGTATTACGACGCTCTACAGAAAGGCAAGGACATCGAGCAGGAATCCACTGACGCAAAGAAAGCCGCCGCCGATGCCGAAAAGGAACTTTTGAATACTCGTGAGCAACTGCGCCAGCAGGCACAGCAAGCCAACATCGACCTCATGAAAGAGGGGGCTGCCAAGGAGATAAAGCAGATAGAACTCAGTTATAAAGAGCAGCTCAAGACCATTCAGGGCAACTCGCAAGAGGAGATAACGCTGCGCAAGTTGCTCGAAGCAAAGAAAGCAAAGGAGATTGCCACAGTGCGTGCGAAATACGCCCAGCAGGCGCAACAGACCGCCATACAAGAGCAAAAGAACCTGCTAACCATCATGTCCCAAAGCAATGGGACAGAAGCCGACTACGCCGACCAAATTGCCCTCACAAAGAAGATAGCAGAAGCAGAAGCGCAGGCTCGCATTGACGCTCTCGACAAGGAGAGTATGAGCGATAGGGAGTACGCTGCACAGGTGGAATCAGTCCGCCTTGATTTGGTAAATACCATTCGGAGTATCGACCAACAGGAAGCAGATCGCCAAGCGGCGAATGCCAAGCGTCTCACGGAGATTGAGGTGCAGGAGGCAGAGGCTCGCAAAGACGCACTGACTGGTGCGGAGGATATCGACACCCGAAAGGCAATAACTGCGGATTACTACGCAGCCCTGCAGAAGCAGATAGAGGAGAACGCCGAGTTTGAGCGGCAGGCGGTCGAACAGTCAACCGACACTGCAGAGGTCAAGGCTGCCAAGATAGAGCAGATAAATGCTGACATGAACAACGCAATCGAGGAGAATACAAAGCAGGCTGCACAGGCAGAGATTGACATCGACAACGAGTATCTGACCGAACTTGAGCGGAGAGCAGAGCAGGCTTCTGAAGCCATGAACAACGCCCAAGGTATCGGAAAGTTAGACGCTCTGCAGGCGAATCTCGATGCCCAGACCAAGTTGCACAAAGAGCAGCAGAATAGAATAGAAGCGCAATATGCAGCAGGGCTCATCTCATACCAAGAGTATAAGCAGCAAGAATACGAGATAACGAAGCAGATAGCCGACAACGAAGCGCAATATGTGCAGGAGAAGATGCAGACGATTACAGATGGGTTTAGCACGGCTCTCGACTATATGCAGGAGATAAGCGACCTCGCATTCGAAGCACTCGGCAACAATGTGCAAGCAGAACTCGACGCATTGGAAGACGGATACACGACTGACGCAGAGGAGGCAAAGAAGAGTGCCAACAAGAAATACATGTCCGAAGCGGAATACGAGAAAAAGAAAGCAGACCTCGAAATGAAGCAGGCGAAATATGCCAAGGCACAAGCATTGGTAAGTGCAGGCATTGCTGCAGCACAAGCCATTATCATGTCGTTGGCACAAGCACCAGTGGCATACGGTCCTTTCCCGAACCCTGCGGGTATTGCATCGCTTGCTTTGGCGACAGCAATGGGTGCAGCCCAGATAGCCGTTATTGCCGCCAAGCCACTCGCACAGTACGCCAAGGGACGCAAGGGCGGCGAGGGAGAATACGCTCTCGTGGGCGAAAAGGGGGCAGAGATTATGTATGTGCCAAAGGGTGCAAGCATTATCCCGCATAACAAGATAGACAACCCAGCGGCTTGGGGCGATTATGGTGTGCCACAACTACCCATACCAGCCATGGCGGACATCTCCCCAGAGGTACTCAGTCAAGCCGTCGCAGCGAGCCAATGGCAGCCAATTGATTACGACCGCCTCGGCAAGGCAGTTGCCGAAGCAATGCCGAAGCAACGGGCAGTGAACATCAATGTAGACAGAGCAGGCGTGCGTGTTCAGAGCAGCAACGACACCCGCACATACCTCAACACTAAATATAACGCACAATGGTAATCAAGCACTATCTCAACGGGACGGAGATTGACGAGCCTATCGGGTTCGACAATCTCAAAATGACCATGAAGCGTGGCGACTACCACGGCATGAGCGCAGAGGTCAGCGAGCAGACACTGGAGTTCTACGGAACGGCTGCAGACATCGTGCGTTCCGCCTACCAAGCAGACCTCGACACCGAGGTAACCTATCGTGTAACTACCGATGACGAGGAGATGTATAGCGGAGTACTCGACCTATCCACCTACGAGGAGCAATATAGCGAGTACTGCTCCGTATCCTGCAAGGTGGGCGAGGTAGGCGTGAAGACCACCTTCAACAACAGAGCCGATACGGAGTTGGCATTAAATGGCGAGAATGGAATAGACGACAATGCTATCGTAGCACCAACAACAATACAGACCATTATCCAGCCAATCCCCATTCTCTACACAAACAAATGGGTATGCGATAAGGCATTAAGCAGTACACACTCCGAACACCAATTCACAATACTGCCGATATTCAAAACATCAGTAAACGAATTCGGGGAGCATAAACTCGGTACTGTCACAGAAATTAGTATCGTGACGGGGAACTCACCGATACCCATATTCGCAACGGATTCAGACCATCCAAAATACGATGCAGAGGTGCGGCTGAAAGGAACGATAACAATAAAGTATGCAAGTCCTCCATCTCTATTAAACGAACAGGTAACGCTTCTGGTGTACAACAAAAGCATAATACTCAAAGGCGGCACGACCAGTCTCGATTACACGCTCAATTTCACAGATTGTACGAAAGATTTTTATGTGTATATTCTTGCCAACGGCGGCAAAGGAGGTGCGGAAGACCACGAGGTAGCAGATATGTCTGTAACCGTAACGATATCGCTGACTACAGACAGTTACTACAAGACCACCTACCTCGATAAAACAGGGTGGAGCGAATCAATCAAGACAGAATCAATCCCTGTCATTGACGCATTAGATTGCGTATGCCAAAAGATGGCTGGAATACGGGTCAAAAGTGACTGGTATAAGGCAGATATGACAAATAACGCATACGGAGGAGGTGGGCTTCGGGCTATCACGACAGGCTACAAACTACGGAATGCGGCAAAGGACTTCATCGAAAAAGACATATTTGGGGCTAATAGACATTTCTTGTACCTAAATCAGAGCGATAGGGGTAGTAATAGACA